GGTCAGTCGATAGCGGCAAGGCGCCAGCAACTCCGCTGCACCCGCCTGCACGACCTCCCAGACGCCGGGCGCGCTCTCGATGGCGAGCGCGTTGGCGCCGCCGAACAGCGTCAGGTCGGTGACGCTCTCCAGCGTGCCGGTCAGCAGATCGATCACCAGCGCATTGCCGAGGTCGAAGCGCGAGGTGGGGCCCGCGTAGAGGTCCGAGACCAGAATCCCGATCCGGGCGCGGCTGCCAAACGTCGTCAGCAGCTCGAAGCCATCGGTCGCTGGGCTGCGGAACACCGCCATTTCGCCGGGCCAGGGCACCGCATGCGCGGCGACCAGCGGCCGATGCGCGGGCTGGTCCTCGGTCAGCTGCGGCAGGTCCATCAGCACCGCATCCGGCGCGCCGAACACCACGGCGCGCGTCAGTGACGCCGCGCGGGGATTGCCGGGCGGCAGGTCGTAGGTCGCGCGGTCCTGGCGCACCGCCTCGATGCCGCGCGCCTCCGCGTCGGCGATGGAGACGAGCCGCAGATCGACCAGCCGCCCGTCATGCTCCAGCCGGATCGCATCGGCCGGATCGAGCGCGAGACGCGAGGGCGGCAGACGGAACGCCGCCGTCTCGCGACCCACCCACGCCTCCATCAGCGCGCGGCGGCATCGCCGCTCGGCCTCCTCGGGCGGCACCGCCATCGGGAAGGACTCGGAGGCGATGCGCGTGGTGTCCACGGTGATGCGCCGAGCCTCGACGAGGGCGGCGTCGTAATCCTCGTCGGCCCGCGCGACCTGCCATTTCAGGGCCTGCGGCAGTTCGGTCTCCTGGCCGCGGGTCAGTTCCAGCACGTCGCCTTCGCGGGGTGCCACCAGATTGTCGGGTGCAAGCGTGGCGACGGAGGCCCGGCCGCGCATGATGAAGCGGATCACGCCCTCGGTCTCCACCGCATCGAAGCCGAAGTGGCGCGACAGCGTGGTGATCGAGGCGCGCGGGCTTTCGAGCGCGGTGATGGCGTAGCCCTCCACCGCGCCCCAGAGGCCGGTGATATCAATGCGATCCTCGGGGAGCCCCGCCCGCTGGCAGAGATGTCGGACCAGCGCCGCGAGCGACACCGCGCCGAGCCGTCCCGTCAGCCAGTGACCGAGCCGCCAGTTCGCGCCGTCCGTCCAGACGTCGGTCAGCGCCGGGAAGAACGGATAGGGCCGCGCGTCCCAGGTCCAGGCGGCGCATTCCGGCACATGCACCATCCGGCCGCCGTAGACCGAGGACAGCGGATTGTTCGCAGCCTTGCCCCACCAGAAGTACGTCGCCTCCAGATAGGCGCGCTGGATGGCGTCATCCCGCCAGCCCCGCGAGAAGTGCGGCGTGAAGCTCTCCGACGACTTCGGGTCGAAGAAGACATTGGGCTGGTTGGTGCCCCGATCAATGGCCGGGCAGCCGAGCTCGGTGAACCAGACCGGCTTCGACTCCGGCGTCCATGCCGTCGCCGTCCCGCTCTCCACGCCACCGGGGCGGTCATAGTGCGCGTTCGACCACCAGCCGTGCAGGTCCTTGTAGCGGAAGACCCACGGCTTGCTGGCCGCACCATCGGTGATCGGGGTCCGCACCTGCGCGGTTCGGTCGGCGCCGCTGGCATAGAACCAGTCGAAGCCTTCGCCGCCCGCGATGTTCCCCTGCAGATAGGCGCGGTCGTAGATCGCGGGCCAGCCCTCCTGCGCGTCGAGATGCTCGAACCCGTCGCGCCAGTCCGAGAGCGGCATGTAGTTGTCGATCCCGACGAAATCGATCTCGGGATCGGCCCAGAGCGGGTCGAGGTGGAAGTACACGTCGCCCGAGCCGTCGCCCGGCTGGTGCCCGAAATACTCGCTCCAGTCCGCCGCGTAGCCGATCTTCGTGCCAGACCCGAGGATCGAGCGCACATCGGCGAGCAGGTCCCGATACGCCTGCACGGCTGGATAGGTGCTGGCGCCCGAGCGGATCGTCGTCAGCCCCGGCATCTCGGTCCCGATGAGGAACGCATCGACCCCGCCCGCTGCCGCGCAGAGATGGGCGTAGTGCAGCACCATGCGGCGCAGGCCCCAGTCGCCGGGCGTGCCTGTCCAGGAGACCGACTGACCCGAGACGCTGAAGCTCGCGGACGTCGCCGCGCCGAACAGCGCCGCCACCTGCGTGGCCGCCGTGGCGGTCTTGTCCACGGTCCCCGCGAAACCTGCCGCCGGAGAACAGGTGATCCGCCCCCGCCAGGGGAACGCGGGCTGGCCCCTCTCTGCGGCGTTGTCGGAATACGGGTTCGGAAGCGTGTTCCCGGGTGGCACGTCCATCAGGATGAAGGGATAGAAGGTCACGCGCAGTCCGCGCGCCTTCATCTCCTGGATCGCCTGCACCACCGCGAAGTCGGACGGCGTGCCGCCGTAGACGGGCCGATCCTGATCGTCGCGGCTGACGAGGAAGGCGCTGGCGCGGCTGACGCCGTTGACCGACCAACTGGCGGGCGTGGTCGACTTCGCGGACACCTCGACGCCCGGCCGCACCATGCAGGACCCCGCGCGCAGATCGTCGCCGAACCACGCCACCACGAGGCTGACGCTCTCGACCGCCGGGGCCATCGCCTGCAGCCGGTCCAGCGCCTCCACCATGTCGGTGCAGTCGGCCAGAGCGTTCAGGTTCTCGGGCACCGTCGCGCCGCCGTCAGTCTTGCGGATCGCCTGCGTCGCATAGGTGAACTCGCCCGAGGCCGGGATCATGGTGACGGCGCGGGTCAGCCCTTCGGCGGTGTCGGGATCGGCGAGTGGCCGGAACACCTCGAAGGACAGCTGCGGCAGGCGGTTGCCATAGGTCGACAGCGCCAGCTCCTCGAAGACCACATAAGCCGTGCCGCGATAGGCGGGCGTGCTGGCCGCGCCCATCCTCGCGGCGATAAACGGGTCTGCCGTCTGTGCCTCGTCGCCCGGATACCAGCGCCAGGTGACGCCGGAGAGATCCATCGGCTTGCCGTCGGCCCAGATGCGCCCGATGCCGGTGATCGGGCCCTCGCAGAGCGCCACGGCGAAGGATGCGTAGTACAGATACTCGGTCGTCTTGACCTTGCCGCCCCCGCCGCCCTTGCCGCCGCCCTGCGTGGTGGTCTTCGTCTCCTCGCGGAAATCCGTCGCCCAGACGATGTTGCCGCCCATGCGCATGCGCCCGTAGAGCCGCGGGATCACCGCGCCCTCGGTGGCCGAGGTGATGCGCAGCGTGTCGAGGCGCGCGCCCTCGATGCGCTGCGTGGGCGCCAGCGACGAGATGATCCAGCTGTCGACGACTGAGCCGATGCTGGAGCCGATGAAGCCACCGATGGTCGCGGCGCTCACGCCGAGGATCGCGCCGCCGATGCTGCCGCCAATGGCGGCGCCAGCGGCACCAAGAACGAGGGTGGCCATGGTCGGGTCTCAGCGTTGCGGGAACAGGAAGGCGAAGGCGATGCGCCGCCGCCAGGATTGCGTGAGGGGTTCCTCGATGACGCCGAGCCGCTCATAGGCGTGGAGGAAGGAGTCGGGGCCCGTCAGGATCCCGACATGCTTGGCGATGGCGCGCGGTTTCATGCGGAACAGCACCAGCGCGCCAGGACCGGCCTCGGAGGGCGACACCTCGATCATCATGGCCCGCGCGCCCTCGGCCAGCACCTCGCGCGGGCCGGTCTCGCCCCAGTCCCGGCTGTAGGGCGGGATCGGGAACGGCTCTGGACCCACGACCTCGCGCCAGACGCCCCGGGCCAGCCCGAGGCAGTCGCAGCCGACGCCGCACAGGCTGGCCTGGTCGTGATACGGCGTGCCAAGCCAGGACCGCGCGATGGCGATGACGCGGGTGGGATCGGCGGAGGTCACAGCACGGATCCCTGATGCCCGCCTTCCTTGGTGGCGTAGCGCAGCACGGCGTCCTGGCCGGGGATGTGAGGGAAGCCGCGAAAGTTGACGGTGTTGGCGAACTTCGCGCCGCAGGTTTCGATGCGCTTGTCGCAGCCCGCGCGGATGGTGAAGCCGTCGCCCTCGGCGATCGCGCGCACCGGCGCCTCGAGCAGGGTCAGCACAGCGATGCCGTCCGTCACGTCATGGCCCAGCACCTCGGCCCGGCGCCCCGCGTTGGCGCCGCTCGTCCATTTGAGCGTGCCGAAGGTGAACCAGCCGGACGTGAATGCGCCCAGCCCCGAGGCGGTGAAGGCACGGTCGCGCAGGAGATCGATCACGGCACCGGTGCCCTTGAAGGCCGGATCCTCCAGATCGACGCCGCAGCGCGCGTCCCCGAGCGCAGCGTCACAGGTCGCCTGAAACGTCCGCCCGACTGTCTGGCCCAACACATGGGCGAGCGAGCGCACCTCGGCCACGAAGGCGAGCCGTCCACGCCGGATCTGACCGATGCCGCCGCGCCGCATCAGCACGCGCTGGCCAGTGTCCGCCCAGTTCACGCGCCAGACTTCGACCTCGGCGTTGTCCCAGCGTCCGTCGAGGATGTCGGTCTCGGTGATCCGGTCCGAGGTCAGCACGCCTTCGGCATCCTGCGCGTCGACGGAAAGGTCCGACCCCGAGCGGACCTCGGAGGCCGTGAGCCCGCTCTCGGACTCGAAGTCGGTCCCGTCGAAGCTGAGAGTCCGGTCGTGGTCGGTGAAGCCGAAACTCGTGCCGTCGGCGCGCGTGATCCGCCAGCACCAGGCGAGCGTCGTCGTGCCCGCGTCGAGATGGGCCTGCAGGTCGGGTTCGAGGGTCTTCATTGGCGCAGTTCCAGAAGCGGAATGGAGGTGATTGAGCCGAGCCGCTCGAGGTCGAGCGTCACGTCGAGCGCATCGGTGTCGAAGCGGACGGGCACGTCGAACTCGAACCCTGCGGTGATCGCGACGCCCGCGCCAGGCGCGGCGCCGAAGGTGACGACGCCGGTCGTGGTGTCGACCGACCAGCCGGACAGCTGCTCCACCCCGCCGAGCGCGATGCGCAAGGTGCCTGCCACCGGCTTGGCGATGGCGCGCGACCAGGACTGCGCCCCGGAGGCATAGCGCTTCACCAGCTGGAAGGTGGTCGTCGCGCCGTCGCCGGTGCCGAGCGCCTGGTCCATTGGTCCCGTTGTCTCAGACGGCAGGCAGGACTTGTGGTCGCCCCAGTCCTTGAACCGGAAGCCATGCAGCCGACCGTTGCGCGCCTCGAAGAAGGCGACGACCGCCGCCAGATCGTCGGCGCGCCGGATCCCGTAGGCGACGTCGTAGCGGCGGCGCGAGTTGGCCCAGCTGGCGTTGCGCTCCTCGTCGCCCGAGGCGAGCTCGACGATCTGGGTGCGCCGCTCGGGCCCGCCCCGCGCGCCGCGGCTGATGTTGTCAGGAAACCGGACCTCGTGAAACGCCATCAAGTCTCTCCATGGTTCGTGCTCTGGCTCCCGCAACCGGTTCCCACTTGCGGGGTCGCACTCACATGCCCCTCCGCCCGAGCGAGACCGCACGGGCAATGTCCGCCGCGACCTGTGTGCGGGACTGCCGGAAGCTCTCGGCGTCGCGGGCCATGATGGTGACGTTGACGCCGCCGCCCGCGCCGTAGCTCTGGGCCTCCCGCCGCGACAGCACCCGCTCGCCGCGCTGCAGGATCGCAGGCACCTCGTCGTGACGAAGCCCCGCCATGCCACCGCCATGCATGCGGGGCGCGGCGGCGAAGGCCATGGCCGGGACCATCCGCGAGGGTCCGGCCGATCCGACCATCCCGCCAGCATGCAGGACGTTCGCGAAGATGCCGCTCGCCCCGGAGAACACGCCGGATAGCGCATTGGCGATCGGCCCGAGGATGAACCGCCGCGCTGCCAACTGGGCGAGATCGGCCAGCAGCGAGGTGACGAGGTCTCGGAAGTTCAGCTTGCCGGTCTTCACGAACTGGCCCACCGCGTTCTCGGCCGACTGGAAGGCACCGACGAGGCTCTGGCCGATGTCGCCACCGATCTCGCGCGCCTTGCTGGCGTAGTCCGACAGCGCCGCTGTGACGGCCTGCCAGCCGGTGACGGCAGCCTCGGTGTCGGGCTCCGCTGCAGC